GCACAAAAGCATCATCCGCTCGCAGTTTAACTGATTGGCAAAGGCTGCCGGATCCTCTCCGGAAAAGCAGCCTACCGCCACCCGTTCCCGGCCGCTGTCTGAGGCGGCCGCCGCGCTGGCCTTTAGAAGCTGTAAAACCGCCCCCTGGGTGCTGTCACAGCAGACAGCGCCCAGATCGTCCTCCTGCTCCAGCGCCGCCAGGGCGGCCTCATAATCAAAGCTCTCCTCTGTCCCGGCCTTCACCGCTTTCACCCCGGAGGCGCCGTTAATGAGGGCTTTCTCGATCATTCCGGCCATAATGCTGTCCTCACCGAACACCGCTTTACCATCGCTGATTCTCCGGATGGAATACACCCGGTTTTGTTCGCCCTTTTCACACAGGGCGGCGATTCCCACCTGTTTGAGGCTGTCAGAGCCCCACAGCACGCCGGAAGCGTCGTAATCCCAATAGACTCCCGGCCTTTCTTTTGCAATGAGCATTATTCCACTTCCTTTCCCTGGGCCAGCTTTCCTTTTACAACCACGCCGGAGACCGCTTCCCCGCCGGATGCTTTCCCAAAGGCCAGCCTGATTTTTGCCTGGCATGGCAGAGTCAGAGCCATAGCCCCGCTGTGATAGGAAATCTCCCCGCATTGGACACTGGTAAATCCCAGGCCGGAAAACATCAAGTCACCGCACAGGCTGGAGGCCGTTTCCCACGCCGCCTCGCCTCCCGCCGACAGAGGCGACCAAACTGTGATATCCAGGGTCACTTCCGCGGATTTGCCATAAAAATCACTGGAGGACCGGGTTCCCAGAAAATCCCCCATAGCGGCGCTCGCCACCTGGGCGCCGCCCAGGCTGACCGTCACCGTCACTTTGGAAAGGGGCGACTGATGAAAGCAGTCTGGATGGGCCTTTAAAATCCGGCAGGAGGACAATTCCCCGTCTCTTTTCAGCAGGTCTATGGTTTGTTCAATAACGCTGTCAAAAAAACCCATCCTATTCCTCCTCATGACGCTTTTGCAGGATCGCCCAGACATAAATGCATTGATCCTCAAAATAAACCCGCTGGGCCCTGCGGATCAGATAGCTTTCTCCGTTGGCCTCCACATAGCCCGCCTTTCGATATAGATCCAACGGTTTGTCGGCCGGCCCCAGATAAAGGTAATTCTCCAAATCCGAGAATCCTGGAGGCAGATAAATTCCTCCCGCATTGGCGTTGTTCCGGTAGCGCAGAGGCTGGATTACCGCCCGGACGTTCTTGATCTCTCCTGTGGCCTCCATCACCAGTTTTACATTCCGGCCGCAGAGCCTTATCAGCCTGCGGACTGCCGCGTATTTTTTCATACTCGCACCCCGCGGAACACAAAGCCGTCATCCGACAGCAGGTCGGCAATCTCCCTCTCCGCCTCCATCCAAACCTCCCGCGCCAGCCGAACCTTGTCATCCCTGCCGCTGGCCACGGTGATATCTCCAACGGTGAAGTCCTCCGCGTTGGCGGCCTGGTACATGGCGTACCGGTAATAAGCCAGGCTTGCGGCCGCGGGTTCCAGGCGGGAAGCGTTATTCTCGCTGACCGTTCCCCGCAGGCGCCTGGTAAGCTCTCCCGCAGCGTCGGAGCAAAGGGCGGTATAACCTACCGCCTCCTCCATGGGCAGGCTGGCGATCAGGGCGAAGCGCTCTAAAATTTCTTGGATGTCTAATTTCAATCGGCCACTCCTCCTATCCTAAGATTTTCACACAGCTTTCGTTGAATCTGCCTCCCCCCAGGTTTGTACCAGTAGGTTTCAACCCGTCTCGCTTCAAGAACGCAGCCGGACAAGGCTGTGCCTTCTGGCCGTCCGTTGAGGGGAAGGGCAGCTTTCCCAAAAAATTCTTCTCTTTTTGCTCAGGGGAAGCCTAAAAAGGCTTCCCCATCGCTTTATTCGAAAATGTTAGGAAATCGTCAGCTTCTTGGACGCGTCGCTGAAAATTTTGGCAAAGCCGGTGACGGCGCTGATAGAAGCCCTCTCCAGCTGGCGGTCGATCAGCTTATCGTAGTCGGTCATCAGCTCGCCCGCCTGGACCATTTCCAGGGCGCAGGTCTTATCCATGGCCACGATCACCTTATCTGCCATCGTAGGCACGTGGATCAGAGCGGCGCCGATGGGAGTGACCATCTGGCCGGTGCCCTGGAAATTCAGGCCCGCCTGAGCGTCCTTCATTTCCGTTAGATTCAAAACGGACTTTACCGTTTCGGTGCCGGCCAGCATGGTATTCAGCTCAAAGGGGGCCAGGCCCGCCCACATCTTCACTAGGGAATCGTAGCTCAGGGCCGCCGGTGAGCCGCCGTTCATTTCCTCTGCAGGATTGTTGTTGCCGTCGCCGTTCAGGAGCACGCCTACCGCGTCCTGAGCCTGGGCTCTGGCGATATAGGCGCCGATCTGGCGCAGCACGACGGTAAACAGGTCCAGCTTCTGGAAGCGCAGCGCCTCATAGGAGGTCACCAGCATTCTGCCCCGCTTGTTCATCTTCACCAGGTTATTCTGGGTTTTCACCGTAGTCTGGGGCAAGGATGCAAGCTCCGCTACAGGCGGGAAGTAATGCTCGCCCTCCGGCTCAGAGGTAATGGTGCGGTAATCCATACCGTCAATTTTGGTGACGGTTGCCACCAGATTGGGCAGGATATTAGCGGACTCCATTCCCTGGGTGACCGCTCTGGCCACATATTCGGGGAACAAAGCCGCGCTGTCGGTGCTCTGAAAGAACTTTTCCACCACGTCGGAGCCTCTGCCGCCAACCTTAATGTCAAACCGCTTCAGCTGGCGCTGATAAGCGTCCAGGCCGGCAAACTCTGTGTTTTCATAACTGGCGCTGGGGTCCAGCTCCTCCAGCACCTGGGTGAAGCTTTTTCCCGGGGTGTTGTACATCCCCTTCTCCAAGCGGACGGTATCGTAAAAAGCCATAGGTATTCCTCCTCGTTTCTTATAAAATCATGCCGATCTCGGCGGTGCCCGCGGAGACCACCAGCACGCTGACGCCCGCGGCGTCCTCTCCGGCCGCTTTCACGCCTCCGGAGCCGTCGGCCACCAGCTGGGCCCAGCCTACCGGCACGCTTCCGGTTACCGCTGCATTACGGTAGCCCTTTAGCTGAACGCCTACGAAATCTCCCCGCTGACTTACGGCGATGCCAATAAAGGCGTCTCCGGCGGCGCAGGCGGCTACCGTGCCGTTAGCGCTCATTTTTACCGGCGTGCCTGCCGGGATCGCGGCGGCAGTCTCAAAGGTGGCAATATTCTCTCCAAATCCTGCGAATGAAACATTCATACTATTTTCCTCCTAGATGGTTAAATTGACTTTTTCGCGTCCCGGTACGAGCTAGGCTTTCGCCCTCCTATTCCGGGAATCTCTGCCTGCTAAATCTTAAACTCAGCGTTTTCGATAGGCGCTCCCTCAGCCCTTGCCCCAGCCAGCTGAGGCTTCGGGGGTGCCAGCTTACCGCTTTCCTGACGGTACGCCTTTTGGAACGCCTTAAGCTCCTCCAGGGTCATTCGCTTGGCGACCCGCTCCATGATGTCCTTGGGCACACCCGGGCTGGGACAGCAGAGAAAGCCTGACCACCTCCTGCCGGAGTTCCCGCTCATAGGCCTCTCCGGCCTCCGCCTTTTTGGCCAGTTCCCGAAGGCAGCCGGAAATTTCCGCGCACTCCTCCGGAGACAGGGTCATTTCCTTTCCCTCTGAAAAAGCCTTTATGATATCGCTGTTAGTTTTTGTCCCTTCCTCGGTATCCGTTGGCGTGTACATTTTAATCACTCCCGCTTCCCGCTGGGCCGGCACCGCCACAAAGGACCATTCATACGCGTCGTAGGGATCGTCCAGCACAGTGCAGCACAGCCTGCCGTCGTAGGTTTTCCCCTTCTGATGGCGGCAGGCTCCCTTCTTCAGGTTCTCTCCGCAGATGGAGCAGCGCAGACGGTTCACCGCACAGCCTACGCTGACCTCCTTTTTGATGCCGGAATCCAGCTCTGTAATAAAATCCTGATTTTTGGCCGTTCTGGGCAGATAAGCTCTGGCCACCAGCCTGCTGTACGGTTCTCCCAGCTGGTTTTTTCTCTCCGGCAGGGTTTCCACCCGGCAGTCATAAATCCGGGCGGTCTGCCCGCCGGACCGCATACTGTGGTCGAAAATGCCCGTCTTTCCCAAAAACAGCTCCTTCAGCTTTTCCAAGGCGGCCTTGGTAAAACACTCAAAATCCCGGTCCACCTGGTTGTCGCACAGCACCACGGAAAAGGTGTAAAGCTCCTGGGCCTGGAATTCCCTCCGGGTATACTGATTGATCTTTTCCAGCTCCTGGGGGCTTACCACTCCGTGCTCCGTCTTCCGTTTCAGCAAATAGCCTTCCTTCATTGGGTTCCTCCTTCCAGGGGCGCTTCCGGTTCTCCCTCCGGCTCCAATTCCTGTTCAATCTGTTTGGCCCGGGCCTCGAGCAGCCTGGCGTTAGACAGTTCCACCGCGTCCTGAAGATTGATGTCATCCCACACTACGGTATGCTCCGGGGAATACCCGTGCAGCCGCAGCCACAGAGAGCACACCTTTCCTATCACCGGGTTCAAAATCCGGCGGTAGGCCTCCAGTTCGCTGGTCAGGATATCCGCCTGCTGGGCGGACATCCGCTCGGTGGTGGACCAGGAAAGCCCCAGTAAAAACGGCGGGATAGAAAGCTTGGCGATGATCTGCTCCAGCATCTGGCGCACCGGCACCTCGCTGTCCAGAATCTGATTGTCCGCGCCGATGGTTTGAATCTTCACATTTCCCACCGCCACAAAGTCGCTGATATCACCGCCGCTTTTCATAGCCTTACGCCACTCCTGGGCGATCTGTATCGCCCGTTCCTTGGTATAGGCGCGCTCGTTTCCGTCTCCGGGCTGGTAGGTAACGGCGAACCGGACGTTTCCTACCCGCTCCCAGTTCAGGCCCATGCTGTTGTAAATCTTCAAAAGCACGGAGCTGACAAAGGGCAGCCCCTTTAAAACAGATTCCCCCAGCAATTCGCCGGGCCTGGGGCTAAGGGTAGAAACGGCGATCAGCTCCGGACGCTGGACCAAAAGCCAGTTGCCCGCCCCGTCTCTGCTGTAAATTTTCAGTTCCAGAGGGCTGTCCCCTGTCCGCAGCTCCACATCATCCAGGGAGGCGTTATACAGGCCCGAAATTTCCTTCCCATCCTGGGAAACCACGATTTCCCCCAGAGCCGTCCCATAGGTGAGAAGCTGTTCTAAATAAATTCCCAGAAACGTCTCTATTCCCGTGCCGCAGGCGTTGACCTGAACCGACTCCAGGAACCGGTTCAGATCCTCCCGCGCCCTCCGGCTTTCGCATTGGACGGAAACCCCGCCTGTCAGCCGGACGATTTTGCAGATCGCCGCGTCGATAATAGGGACCGTCAGGCGAAGGGTGTCGTAGAGCTTCCGCTCCATGCCGGCGGCCTGGTATCGGTCCAAGGCTCCTGAAAAGGCGCCGCCCCTCCCGCCGGGCACGGTCTGCACCGCCGCCGCTGGCTCCGCAGCCCTGGCTCTTCCAAACAGCCTCATTTCCGGCGGCCTGTTTTCTTTGCCGGGTATCGGTTCATCCTCTGCCTTGCCCCCTTTCCATATCCTGTTTCAAATTAAAATCCTCCTGTGCGCCGGTTGGCGAATACGATAAACTCCTCCTGCTCATCCCAAAGGGCCGTGGCCACGAAATACCGGATATCATCCATAGCGTGGTCGTTTTCCTTGACCGGGCAGTCCTTGTTTCCCGCCGGATCCCAGCGGTACAGCCCAAATTCCCGGATACTGTCCTTACAGGGCCGGCAGATCTCCACAGCGCCTTCCTTTAATGCGGTAGACACCTGGCGTATGCCATCCAGAACGTTGTTTTTTGCCGGGATCACCCGGTACTCCCCATGGCGGCGGATTACCTCCTGGAAGCTTGCCGCCGAGGGGTCCACGATGACGCACCGGGGCCTTCTGGCTCCAAGCAGGCTTACAAGCCCCTGATAATGCTCTTCGTCGGTTTTCGGGCCGCCGTCCCGCTTGGAGTCGTAGTAATATTCCTTCAGCCGGTACCATACGCCCTCCTTCCGTCCCCACAATCCAAAGGAGGCCGGATTTACCGTTCCGTAGTCGCAGGAAACGATAAACTCCTCAAAGGGCCCCTCCGGCGGCGGCAGAAACCTGTCCGGCTCCTCCATAAAGGGATAGACCAGTCCTTCAGCCGCCACCCATCTGCCCTCGATAAACCGCTGGTAAAAGCTCCCGGAATATAAGCCCCGATAGCGCTCGATCATTTTTTCGGAAAGGGAAGGGTTATCTTCCATGCGAAAGTGAAGATAATAGGCGTTTTTTTCATCCCTCTTCTGAATCCATTCCTCATAAAACCAGTGCCTGGGATGCTCCGGATTGCAGTTAAACCAAAATTTAGACCCCTCCACCGAGCACCGGGCCAAAGCCTGCTCTACAAAGGACCGGGGCATCAGCGCCACCTCATCGAGAAGGATTCCCGCCAGGGTAATCCCCTGGATCATGGCGGAGGCGCCCTCGTCCTTGCCTCCGAAAAGGTAAAACCGGTTGGTCCTGCCCCTTTGAGTCACCTCCAGCATGTTTTCCCCCGCTCTTCCGTGAACGGTAAACCCCAGCTCCTTTAAGATCGGTAAAAGGGGCGTTACCAGATTCCTCCTTAAGGAGCGTATGGTCTTGCCGCACAGGGCGAAGCTCTGCTGGTCGAACCGATAGAAGCACCAGGCGAAGAAGGAGACTCCCATACACACGGTTTTTCCGCTGCGTACCGCTCCGTCGCAGATAACCGCGTCGCAGCCGGCATAGGGACTATTCCTGCACCACCAGGAAAGGGCCTGCAGCTGCCGGATAGAAAACTCCTGGAACTTCAAGCCTCATCCTCCCCAGCCCGCTTTTGCAGCAGCTTGGCGCTGTTTTCCAGCGCCTCATAAAACGGGAGAGTATCCGTTTGTCCCTGATCTGTAATTTCTTCCAGCTTTTCCAGCGCCTTCAGCCGGTCAAAGAATTTGATTTCCATGGCCCCCTCCTTCATTCTTCGGATTTCCGCCACGTTGATAAAATTCATTTTTCCTAAGGCCCTGGGGGCAGGCTCCTCCATAAACAGCAATTTAATCGCGTCGGCAATAGAACCGAAAGCGAGCTGCTGATAGCCTTGATAAATCTCCTCTTTCATATCATTTTCTTTGCTTGAGATCAT